ATATATAATGAAGATGATATTAACACATTAAAGATATACTATGATCAAGAAACAAAATCATTCTGTACAAGTGTATCTAATTTCAAAAAAGGATACGATATGGCTATTATTGGAGATCCATTTGAAAGTGTTGAAAAATTATTCATAGAGTATAATAAATTGGACGGTATATCTATACCGGAATTAAACTATGCAGTAAGTCATATTATCCTTCCAGCTAATGACTTCACTGATACTCATATTAGATATAATATCAGAGACTATATTATAAATATTGATATCGTTGATAATGGTAATGAATTTGAATTAACGTTATCTAATGACGGCTATAAATCTAAATCGTATAGATTCATTTGTGGATATGATGTATTTAACTTCATTCAATTTATGTTACAATACTATATAAAAATGTATTTCGATAAACAAAATGATATGATGTTAGATCTAATCATGGATTTGTATACACAATTTGGATATAAAAAAGTATTTATTATGCCTAATACTGATGGAAAGAGTAATGTATCTATACGCCTAATAACTCCATATGGTGATATGTATTTTACATATAACGATGGCAAGATATTATGCGAATACTACCATGAATTAGATGGTAAGAGGACATATTATGATAAAACTGTAGATACATGTAAAGAAGCATTAGATTGGGCTTATTGCTAAGACTAACAAGAGAGGTAAGAAAAATGTCTACACCAAATAGATTATATGATGTATATACAGAATTATTAGGATTCGGATTTATAAAACCTATGATAATTAGGCATTATAATGATGAGTATATATTAGTACATATATTCTCTGATAATGATGTTGATATGTGTAAAATAATACAGTCTAAAGAAGATGAGACATATAGTATATTAGTAACAAATTTCCAAAAAGATAACGTTGATTGCTATGAAGGAGATCCAGTAGAATTTATAATAGATAGATTTATTGAATCTAATGGATTAGATAAACCAGATGGTAAAGCATTAGCTAGAGTAATAGAACGTACATGTAATGGTATGGACCCAGAGTATATGAAAGCTGAAGGTTTATACAATATTCAATGTAAATCTTTTACAATAGTAACTGATGTTGAGAATGATATGTTTAAAGTGCATATATTTAATAATGAATATGATAAAACATATAGATTCAAAACTGGATTTGAAGCATTTAAATTTATCTATTATATTAATCGTAACCGCATCAATCAATTTTCATATAATAAAGAAATATATCCTCTATTAACTTTATCTATGGATCTATACTTGAAATTTGGTGATAATGTAGCTAATGAAATTAATACATTCTATGGTAATAGTATAGAAAATACTATAGTCAAATTACAAAGCAATAATGGATATATGGCTTTTTCTATTAATATATTTAATGGTATGAATGTTATAGAATGTAAAATAGAAAGATATGATTATAAGTTCTATGGTGAATTTAAAGTTAGAAAATATGAAGATATATTAGACTTTGTTAATAGAGAATACGCTATAATCAAATAATATCAAGAGAGGTAGTTTAACTACCTCTCTTTCTTTTTTTGTAATATTGGTGGATATATGTAGTTGTATATTATTAGTGTGATATGATATATAGTTTATATTTAGTTAGCCCGCAGGGCAGAAAGAGGTATATCATGAAAACATTACTATTCAAAAAATTACAAGACGGCGTAGTAGTTCGTTTACGTCAGGACTTTGAACATGGGGAATCAGAAATGAAATCCCATGCAGTTGGGTATGTACCAACAGAACCATGTGAATTGTACTTTTACAAAGAAGGTCCAAGTTTAGCTTTCGATGATCGTCTACCAAAAGGAAAGGAGGAAAAGTTTGTAGTAGAATACAAAGGAGAGGATTTGTCCAAACGGACATTCCTTCCATTTGTATAAAAAATAGCCCTCTTAGGAGGGCTTTATTTTTTTTGTAAATTACTACATATCTAACACATAGGTAGTGTATAGCAGTAGCAACTTATGGATATTTTACTAAATTCTCCTTTGTAAAAATATTATTCTACGAAACAAACCCTCTCATGTGAAGCTATACAAAAATTCCCCTATGGAGTCTAAGCTCCATAGGGGATAAATTTTATCTTGGTAGAATAAGTTTTCTTAGAGATTCGTATGATAATAATTCTAAGTCACGTTTATTACGTAGAATATATCTCCATACATTAGCATTAGCCACATCGGCTAATGGAGGCAATGCACGTTTAGAATCATTCTCTTCAATACGGTCTTCTAAGTATTGAGCATACTTATCTTCAACAGCATTCAAGTCTTTAATAACTTGATTGATTTCTTTGTTATTATTAGAACTATCTTTAAGTTCTTTAGATAATGTAGCAACCATACCACCAATACGTCTAGCAGATTGGATACCATGAGCTTTTGGATCGAATAGACCAATTACCATATACAATGGAACTGTCCACCATCTTTGAAGCATCTTAATTGCAGGAGATTGGTTAAGCATATTACCTTCAATCTTACCTAGAGCAGATGCTAATTCTGGTGCATAACCATAGATAGTAGAGAAGCTATCAGAACGTTCTTCTTCTGGATCATGTAACTGAACACGAATAAATACATCTTTGAATTTATCTTCAACTAATCTAAATAACTTATTACGTCCTTCTGGAGTAAGAAGCATATCTAAAGATGTGATTGCAGTCACCGCACCATCCATCATGGATGCAAATAATATCAATACATTAAAGAATACAAAAATCCATAATAATCCAGGCACTGTTAAATATGCAAAGATCTTAATAGTATTTAAGATTCTATCTCCATCTGTTGTATCTGGACTATTAGAAACTTTAAAAGCTTTTTGTATATCTAATACACCATCAACTAGGATTTGTAGCATTTTAGTATTAAGATTGATAATATTAGTTCTTAAACTAAAGTGATGACCAACTTCATGTAGGGTAATAGCAACCAACTCAGCTGGAGATAATACACCGCTTAATATTCCACGAGTATAGTAGATATATACTTTATATTCATTATTTGGTTGTAGTTTATATTCACCATTCTTAATAGAAATCTTTCTAGACTCATCATAGTCACAGAAAGTATAGGCATTCAATTCATTTACAGTATTATCAATAAGAACAGTAACTTTATGGAAACCAAATTTCTTTTCTAAGATCTTTTCGATCTTAGAGCAATTATAGTTTCCTTTTTTATTAATAAGATTTTTAAACTCATCTTCAAGAGCTTTAGTATCTTTATCTTTACCAAAGTACTTTTCTTGTACAGGTACTTGGATTTCTTTTTTCTTTATTTCTACATTTTCAGCAAAAAACATTATTTTTCTATGCTCCCTTTGGTTAATTAAGATTATAATTAATTTATTGTTTAAGGGTATAGAAAAGTAGTGTCTTTCATACAAAGTAATAATCAGAGAGATCATATATTATAACCGTGTAATGATATATCCAAGTTTATAATAGGAGGTAATGGATATGGATAAAATTTCGAATTATAAAAGAATAGTTGGAGCATTAATGAAGAAAAGAGAATCAATAAATGATAATGCATATGATAATATGCTAAAGAAAATAAACATTATTGAAATCTCACCAATTAATAAGACTACAATAAAGATATTTGAAGATTATACTAAGACTGAATTAACTGACTCTAGTACTGAACTATTTATTGATAGTATAGAAAAGTTTGGTCAGTTTGAAGTCTATGGTGACTTCTTTAGACGAGTTTTACCAGGAACTGTAGCCTATGGTAATGCTTCTAAAGTAACTCGTCTATTTTGTGATGATGATTATAATTTAGGTAAATATACTGACGTACTAACTCTTATTAGAGCTAAGCAAAAAGAATTACGTACTGAATTATCTAGAAATATAAGAGAGCTTATATGTGAAAGTAGAATCGATTGTAGATCTAATGAATATAGTTATCTTGACTCTGTTCCAGATACTGATATTGTATTAAATACTATAGCAGCTATTCTTGGTGCAGCGACTAAATCTGAACTTAGATTTGAATTAAAGTATATACTAGGGAAAGAAATCGACCCTAGAATATATAAATTTAATATGAGTGATATTAAAGTAATTTGTGAGTACTTCGATATTGACTATACTGAAATCGAAGGAGTATTTAATAGATTGCGATAATATAACAAAGTAGGAGGAATGAATATGGAGCCTAATACTATAGATCGTATAACTAGGTATAATGAGATGCAAAATAAACGATTAAGTACTCTTGAAGGAGCTGCATTCTTAACAAATTCAAATGTAGATAAACTTAGATCTGATAATGAATTAATGACTCTTAAAATTAAGAAGCTTGAAGATAGGATTCAATTTGTATTTGATTTACTTATTACTCTAATTATAGTTTTAATAGTAGCAGTCATTATCTATATTATAAAGATTCACTAGGAGGAATGTATATGATGTTTTTTAATAAGCAGTCAGAAATTGATAAAATTAGAGAGGATATTGAAGGAGTAATACTTTATTTTAAGAAAGATAATGAAATGATGGACGACCGTATTAAAGAATTATATAGAAACTGTAATACGTCTTCACGTAATCTAGATGCTAAACTTGATCGAGAAGTAGCATATCTTGAAAGAAAAATTAATAGTATTGATAATGATATTACTATATTTATCAATATCGGTTTAG